CTAGTTATAGTTTCAGAATATTTTGGCATTTCATCTGATAACCACATTCGATCAAATTCAACAACTTCATTTTTTTTGTATTTTCCATTTTTTTCTGGTCTTATTCCATAACCAATCTGAAGAGCACCAGCAACTTTATTATTATAATATACTAATAAACTTAAAAAACTATTTTTTGTGGGCTTTTTAGAATAGTGATTTTTTACAATAATAGTATCTGCTTGAGATTTTGAGCATAGTTCTATCCTTATGTTCTTAATTTTGCATTCATATCCAATAACATAATAGTTGAACATGTCAAAAACAGGTGTTTTCTTTAGTGACATTATTCAAATATTGATAATTGTCCAGTTCCTCCAAACATCATACTTTGTTTTTCTAAACAATGCAATGTTTTCATTTGAGAATAGATTCTTTGTTTTAGACTAATTAAACATTCATCCAATTCACTCATATCTTTTGCAACATAATAACCCCTCCCATTTGAACAAATTCCGTTAATTATATTGTTAGTTCTAATATGTTGGATTATCTTATGCACTTTTTGAGATGAAAGTCCAGTGTTATCTTGAATTTCCTTATTGGTTACAGCGTTAGCTTTTCCAATTCTTTTTGACAAGCTTTTAGAGAAAGGACCAACCCAATTCAGGTCCTCCTCAGAAAGTTCAAAGTTTATATTTTCATAACCTACTAACATTAAAAAGGTAAATCATTTGAATCATTATCATTTAATGGTTGAGTTGTTCCAACAGATTCTATTTCCCATGCTGAAATGTTATGATAATAACGCCCTTTAAATTCTTTGGAACTAACATTGATTTTAACCTCCAACTCTGATCCTTCTTTAAGGTTTTTAATTTGTTCAATTTTATCTCCAAAAACATCAATGCAAATCTCATTGTTAAAGTCTGCTCCATTGTCTAAAACAAAACTTTGTTTTTGCCATTCTTTTCCAGCTTTAGAAATTCCCTTTTGTAATTCTAAAACTTTTGTTAATTTTCCTGTAATCTTCATTTTTATTTATTTTAAATTATGTATTTTGATTTTGCTTCTTTTATATGTGTAAGTTTATTCCATTCTTCATGATCGGTAAAAAATAAGAAATTTGTCCACTCTTGATGAATTTCATGATAATGTTCTATTTCAAACTCAAGCTTATTTTTAAAATGTATAGATGTCGCATGATGCATTCCGTAAATATGATTTTTCATTTTGTTATGATTAACCTTTAAACATTTCCATAAATAATAATTGTAAAATTTACGAGCATCAACTTTATTTCTTTTGCGAGATTTCATAAATACAATGTCCATGTCCTCTACTTCAAACATTCTACACAATACAACTCTGGCCTTTTCTTTCTTTTCTTCTTTCATTTTCTTAATATAATATTTGTTCTATTATTGGTTTTAAAGTTCTTTTATTACACATTACAGAACATTTTCTACAAACTGAGTAGTCTTTCATTGGTTTTGGTTTAAAGTCCTTTAAATCGTTTCTAAATCGTTTTAGTTTAATTCTGTATTTTTCCAGAGTTTCAAAAGTTGGCTCTATCATTATAAATTTACACCATCCACTTTTCCCAAATATTAGATAAAAGAAAGGTAAATAAACCCCATGTTCCTGATAATACATTTCTATGTAATGAATAGCTTGACTAAAATCTTTATAAACTTCTCCAGTTTCCTTATCCACTAAAGAGCCCCAAGCAAATGGATTCCATCTCGCCCTGTCATCTTCTTTTATTGCAGTATATTTTAAATCCATTATAGCAAGTTCTCCTTTATACTTAATTAATGCGTCTGGATGTCCAATTAACTGATCTGTTTCCCATTCTGGCTGAACATCAATTAACTCAATATCTAGTTCCTCCATCATTTGTTTTGATTTCTCAGCAAGTGCCAGAAGATCAGTTTCCCTTTTTAATGGTTTCCCAGTCTTTCCCTTTGGTATTTCATAAACTTGCCCGCCTCTACTCATTCCAATAACATGCTGTTCAAATACCAATCCATCTAACATTGCAGCAGATGGCTGATTTCTGAAACCATTCAGATAAGATTCCTCCCATTTTATCTGGCAATTTTCAGGGTTGTAAAAGTCCCGAATCATTGATTGACTAATTTTCATTTGCATAAGCTTTATCTTTTGCTTCTGAGATACTATCCATTAGAGCATCATAAACTGCCTCAATTCCATATTCCCCAGAAAGCTCCATTGATTTTCTAACTTCATTTTCATATTTTTTAGAAACTTTCAATAATTTGTTAAATTTATTTTTTACATTCAATTTATGTTGGTCCTTTAATATGTAAATCTGCTCATCTACACACAAAACCAGAGCAAGTAAAATTGAGATTTCTACTTCTTTATTTATCATAATACAGACGTTTTATTTTGTTTTTGATAGTCCACTTCATCTTTTCCTAAAGTATTCGTTAATCCCATTGTTTTGATTATTATTCTTGCAAGTGCTCGTTTCTCTGCAATCTCAACTGGAAACTTCTGGAAACAATTTTCTTTTGATGCCGATCCAAATGTTTCGCATTTCTTAATTCCATCCTGAAAAGAAGTTGCTTTTAAAATTACATTTCCAACCTCATAAGAAATAACATCAAAAATAACTTCAATGTTATTGTTCCATTGGATCTGCTCAATTCCAGATCTTGTTATTATTGTAAATCCTCTTTTGTCTTTATAGACATCCTCCTTTGTTAAAGAATTATCTTTATATAAGGTATTTAATATTTCGTTTTTCTTCATAATATTAACTTAATCCAAACCAAAAGAAACCGAACATTAAAGAAAATATCATAACAAAGCCAACTGAAGCATAAATAAAACTTTCCAAATCAAAAGAAGCCATTTCTTCAACCTCATATTTATCAATTCCATTTACTCTCATAAATGTTGCAGTTTGTTTTGCATTCATGTATTGCGAAAATCCTGTTTTTAAATTTTTTATTTTATACATTATTTTTTTAGTATTGCGGAGTAAATAACTCCGATTAATATTCCTGCGACTGTGTAAAGTATTCTTATTTCTTCCATTTTATTTTTTTATGTAATTTTTTAATAAATTATCAATAGATATTGTTTTAGTCATATTATTTCTAAAGATTATAATATCATTTTCAGATTGCTGAACCGACCAAATAAGTTTGCTTCTTTTGTTTTTCCAATATTGAGTTGTTGTAATTGTTTTCATTTGTTTTTGTTTTAAATTAGTTAAACTTGTTGTAAATATACGCAAGTTTTTAACAATACACAATATTATGAAAGTTTTTTTTAACCTAGTAAATGAAGTTTTTTCTAATTTTAGGGAGTTTTTTTATGCACAATTTCGCCAATTTTTAGTGAATTAATGTGCACTTTAGTAAAAAAGAGTCAATTAAATAATTATCTTAAATATTGTTTCTTTTTTCTTTGTCTTGTTTACTGATTTAGCATTATAAGATGAAAGTTCTTTCTTTATATTATATCCCTCCCATTTATCTGTTTCCTGTAAATCTATTCTCATGTCATGCCTACCGTCTTCCGTAAATATGTAAATGTTTTGAGCAGCTGTTCCAGATAGATTTAAAGCATGATCAGAATAAGCATTACTTCCAACTAGAGAAGCTGATCTGCAAATGTTATCCCTAATCATTGTTTCATGTAAATGTCCACAAATAATCATGTCAATTATTATTCCCCTTTGAGCATACTTAGAAATAACTCTTCCTACTATATTGGAATCCATCTTTCCCAACTGGTGCCCATGAATAACCAACATATTTTTTCCAGCAACTTCAACAACTAATTCCAAAGGTTTCCCAGTTATAAAGTTAATATCTGGCAATAATAACCTCAACATTTCAAATATTGTAAAATCATAATTATTTGAACTGATTAAATTAACCCATCCTAATTCCTGTTCTACTCTGGATTCGTTTCCAGTAACACAACAAACCTGAATATTTGCAACTTGATTAAGGTCCAATATAAAGTGTTTTAAGAGATGAACTCCCAGAAAGGTAGCTTTTGCCCTATTTGTAGCCATACTCATTAATTCATCTAACCTCCTATCACTATTGATTAAATCCCCAGTGATTGCAATTAATATATTTTTACATTTATAAAATTTTGAAAGTCCTTTTATTTTTGAAGCAAATTTTTGCAACCTTTTTGAAGCAATATCAAAATCATATTTATTCCCCTCAATATCTACCAATTCGTTAAAGTGAGTATCTGCAATCTGAACAACCATTGTTGCACCTTGTGAATCTTTATGTTTTTTTATTTTAACTTCCAGAGATTCCTTCTTTAATAACTTTATAAGTTCTTTATTGTATTCCTCCAGAGCGTTCTCTTTCCTAGTTCCCTCTCTAAATACCTTGGTTTTCATCCTGTTGAGGTCTTGAAGTTTTTGATTCTTTTTATTTAACTTTAAACACTCATCCAATACACTTTCATCTCCTACAACATAATGAACAACTTCCTGAACTCTTTTTCTTAAATGATCAACTGAAACTGTTAAATTAAATTTATCAATTAATATTTTAGATATCTCAATATAATTAACACCATTATCGAAATGATGCATTATTTCTTTCTTATACTTTAAATATTTATTTTTCATTCTTACGCTTTATTTTCTCAAGTGAACGACCACCAAAATAAGCTCCAATAACAGCCAATAAAATAAGCTCTAATAATGAAACCCAATTATCTTCAACATGAAATTTAATCGCTCCAGCATCAATAAAAACTAATAATATTGTGGTAAAAACTAGAAAGATTAAAACCATTGGCCGCACATTTTTAGCTAGCCAACTATCTGATTGCATATCTGCCTTCCATCTTTCAGATATTTGTTCTTGCATCTTGGATTCGTGTTCTAAAATCTTTGCTTCTATCTGTTGTTTTAGAATTAATTTTTCCTCTTTGGATGTTATAACGTCATCTAAGATTTCTCCAACCTCACTTATTAACTCAGATCCACCAAATATTTTACTTAATAAATCCACAGTCTTGGATTTTGTTTTGTTGTGTCAATATCAATATGAGCAAAATTACCCCCAGATTTACCAGCCAAACCAATTCTAAATGGAAGATTTAATTCAGAAGTTAATTCCATTGCATAAAAAACAAACTTAGCTCTTTTATTTGCATCACTTAATGCAATGTCTGCAGCTAGTCCTTTAAGATGTGGAGAAGTTGGAATTGTTTTATATCCTCTTTCTGTTAATGAATTATGATATTCCTTTGTTCGGAAACCACTTGTTACTCTAAAAGGAAACCCACACCTATTTCTTAATTCATCAATAAATAAAAGAAACTCTTTATCCATGTTTTTATTTGATCCTTTAACATCTGGAGAATCAAACTCGCTTTTTTTGAAATATTTCATATTGTAAATTTATAAAAATTATTTTGATAATATAAAAAATTAATAAAACTTTTAAACAAATTAATGTTTACTTTCTCTTTCTAAATAGCTTGACTAATGAAACACAAATGGCTAAAATTATAGAAATAGTTATTAATATATCATTTACCTCTGTTAAACTTAATCCAACTGCTCCCCCATTTGCTGCCAGTAATTCAATATTATCTTTTGTTGTTGTGGTCATTTTTTAAAGTTTTTTCATTGTTATTTGTGTCCCATTTAATAAAGTGATTGCATTCATTGATCCATTTGAAGATGCTTCTTTCCAGAACATTAATCTGAAATAAGTTATTTTTGCAGCCGCTCCAATAGTTACAAAAGATGAATTGGAAGTGCTACCTTTTCTTATTGCTCCAGCTCCCCTATTATAAATCCATGAAGTTGATGGGCTTAAAATTGACCAGGTTATTGTTGCTCCTGTTATTTCTCCAGTTTGTAAGTGAACACCACATAAAATTCTATTATTTACAATATTTGTATTTATTGCAACTGCCCAATTCAATTCAAATTGTCCTGTCCCTGAAGCGTCATCTAAATAAAAAGAATATTCAGTATCAGAAACTCCAGAAACTCCAGCAGAGCCGTTTAAAACCATTGTATTACCAACTGAAGAGTTTAATTCAGTATCAAATGGAATTACAACTGCATTAACTTCCCCATCTGTTGATGAAGTTGTTGTTGTTGTTGTGCATTTTGCCATTGAGTAATTTGATCCCCCTCCAGAACTTGCATCAACATAAGCTTTAACAGATTCAGCAGTTGGAACATTGTTTGCAGTTGCTCCTGTCATTGTATCACTATCTAACCATCCAGTTATTTCAACCCCTCCCTTTGAAATTCCATCTGCATCAATATCAAATCCTGCAACTTGTCCTTCTGTTTTTCTTTGGTATTGTAAAAATAAATTTTCTTTGTCTATTGTAATTTTTGCTCCTTTATTTATTGATTCTGAAAGTGTAGTTGTAACTATAAAAAATTCAACAGCTGATTCTGCAGCATCTGCATATATTTCAAAACTTAATCCATCAATTAAAATTTTCGTTCCTGCTTTTATTGCAAATGCTAATGGTCTGCATCCAACAGAACTTGAATCACTTAATTCCACCCCCTCATCATAAGTTCTATCCAATTGAGTTAAATAAAAACTATTAATTTGTTCCTCATAATTTGGAGGCGTTGTATTTATGTTTGTAGTAATCATTTTTTAATTATTAATTATCCCTAAATGGAAAATCTGTCCCATCCCATGTATTTTCTCCAGTTGATACTGTTGAAGGAACTTCATATTTTACCTCTACCCACTCCCCTCCAAATTCATCTGTTGTTAAGTCAAAATTAGACCTCATCATCATATATTCCTTATTATCTGCATCAATTAACTTTGTGTTTGGATTAACAAATTTTACTCGTGTAGAACTTGGCCAAAATTTATCTGTTTCAGATAGAGCTGTTGTTCCATTAAATGTTATAATGGATTTACTTTGATTATTCATAATTTCCTCCCCAACTAAGTTTTGTAATTTTTTGTTATAAGTTAAAGTGCTCCAGTCATATTCTGAAGTTCCCGCATTCCATACATAAATTCCTTTTGCCCATTTTCCAGCAGAATTAACAAAAACCCAATTTGAACCATTAAAAACTTGTATTGTTGCAGAAGAATTTGCACCAGATCCATCTCCAAATCTCAATGTTCCAACTTCATAAGTGAAAGTATCATTTCCTGATTGGTCCATTTGTATTTGCTCCCCAGAAACTCCAAAACTACCTGCATTTGTTTTCACTGGAACAAACAAAGATTCAAATTCATTGTTGTTGTTAATTGTATCTATGTAATCAATTTCATAATATGTTGGAACTTGAGCTTTAACAATTGGAGAAACTCCAGATCCTGTTGTTCCAGAACTTAATGAGTTTGTTTGAATTATTCTACCATGAGAGTAATTTGAATTTCCCTGAACTGTTGCATTCATTGGATAAGTTGCATTGTTGTCATATTCAGTAAAAGTAAAAAATTGAAAATCCCAATCTCCTATAAAAACAGATTCTGATGGAAATAAATTATCTGAAGCGTCTGTTATACTATCAGTTGAACTATCAAAAATTGTTTGTGTAGAATTTACGCTATTTGCAGGAATTATTAAATGTTGTCTAATATATTCCTGATTATTAGTTAAAGGGAACTGATTATTTCTCCATCTAATTTCAGCAAAATTACCGCTTGTATATTTATAAGCTGTATAATTATCAGCATCTCCCCATGCTGAATTAGTCGGTTTTGCTCTTATTGTCCAAAGTGCCTCAAATTTTAAATCTGTATTTGATGTGTTTGTAAAGTCGCAAAAAATTCTGCAAATGAATCCAGATAATTGATCTGCATCCGTTAAAGTCATTATATTATATGTTTGACCTGTTTGAGAAAATTGTGTTATTGCATGAGATGCGTTATCTGTTGGCCATGTAGTGTCTAATCCTATAACTGTATTATGAGTTAAAAATAATGGATAACCATTAAAAATATTTCCCCCAGCCAACTCAGCATAAACAGTATTTGTTCTTTTTATTGCGGGAATCCCTTGATATATTGATCCCGCTATTTTTTGTAATCCTGCAGAAGATGTTGCTGATTCTATTTTTTGATAATAAGCTGCATAATTAGTTTCTCCCAAAAAATTCTGTTCCGATCTACTGCTTCCATTAAAAAAGAATTCTCTTGTTGGTATATTAATTGGATTATTATAAGGAGAAACATCTTGTTCATCCGTTATAAATTCTGAAATTTGAACAAAATAAAAAACTCCCCTCCAATAATAGAATCTACAATTAAAATTTTTGCAAATCATTTTTATAACGTCGTAAGTGCTCGGAGGTTTGTATTTATTAGTTGAATCTGTTGTGTAAAGATTCTTTAAATTAATTCTCATTTGTGTAAACGGACAGTATTCCAACTGAGGTCCAACATTCATGTCTTCATTCCACCAATTAATAGATGTTTGAATTGTGTAATCTAGTAAAGTTCCAGTTATTGAATCTGATGCTAAAAGCATTCCTATATTATCCAATAATAAATTTATCCAAGTTGTAGAGCTTCCCAATAATCTTTTATGACCAGCGTTAGCATAGGTATCTGTAAAAGAATAAGGAAAAGTTGGAACAGCTCCTGTTATTGAATTTGTTTCTCTTAAAAAAGGAACTTCTTTTAGTGTTGCTATTCCATCAATTGCAACCAGTGAGGTAACATAAGGAAATGAAACATCTTCTTTTGATTCTAAATCTAAAATGAAATATCCAGTCCATAACAAATCCCCAGCAGCAGTTTTCAAAACTACCCAAACATCCTTTTCTTGCAAGTTGTTTCTCATATTTTGCAAAAATAATTCTTGATCTAAATTTTCAACCATTACATCCATTGTTAATTTAGAAGCTAATATTGGAGAATTTTTGTCTTGAACTTTTTCTGATTCCCAATTTAGATTCATCCCGTTAGAGCTTAAAGTCCAAACTTTAGCAGCTCCTGTTCCAGTCCACCAAATTGAAGCTATGTATTCACTACCATTTAAAGATTTAAAAGTAGTTGTTGCATATTTTGAAAGTCCATAAGGAGTTCTTGCCATAATTATGTTGTTCTTAACCTGTTATTTGATGCGTTTTGATTACTTAAAAATATATCTGATCCAATTAATTTTCCTGTTACTGTTATATTAGAATTATTTCCTCCTCCCATCATTGATTTTAATTTGTCCAATGGTGCAACAACTTCAGGATTCCCAGCATTCGTTCCAACTCCCTCTCCAATAAGAGCTGTTGTTGGTCCTGTAACTAATCCACCCTCAGCAAAAGCAGGAACTCCAATTAATGATGATAAATTTGTTTTTAATGATGAAATACTAAAAGCAGCAGCTCCTCCTCCCATCATCATATTTATTAGACTCATAACAGCCAATTGAATTAATAAACTTGTTATTGCTTTTTTTATGTTTTTAATAAATACATCAAAGAAATTTTCCTGAGAATTTAAAGCAGAATCCAAAGAACTAGTTAAAACATCTCCAAACATTCCCATCCCAGCATTAAGAAGCTTTTGATTATCTGTTAATTCAGTTTGCCAAAATACTATTCCTGCAAACTGATCTTCTGCATTACTTATTGAGTGTGCATAAGTGTCCCAAACTAAAGCAGTATCATCAATGGAACTTTGAAAATCTTCAAAACTTTTTGTTGTTTTTTCAATTTCTTTTGTTATTTTGGTTGTTGTTATTTTTTTTGTTGGAATTTTTAAATCTATTTCTTCAGCAATTTCAGTTTTTACTACTTTATCTGTTGAAGATTCAAGTTTTTTATTTGCGTTTATTAAATCCATCACAGCTGTTATTTGATTTTGTATATCAGCTGTAAATAAATTATACATCTTTGATCCTTTTTTAACGCCCGAAAGTTCAAATTCAAGTAATTGAGAATTTAACTCCTTAAGCTTAGTCATTGATGCTTCTGCTATAGCTTGTTGTAAAATAGAATCTGTGTAATTTTTAGTTGCAGTATCTAAAGCCTTAACATCTAAAGTTGCAGCGTTTAATTTACCATAATACTCAGGAGCTATTGTATTTAAACTGTTAAGAGCTGTTTCCTTATCTTCTAATGTTGCATTCTCATCTTTTAACGCTGTAGTCAATAAATCAACTTCAACTTTCTGCCCAATAATTGCTTTTGAAGCCATGTCATTTATATCATTAACAGCTTTTTGAGCTTCACTAACTCCAAATAATCCATCAGCCCAATCAGTTAAAGCAACAACAACAACTCCAATTCCTACAGCTAAAGCAATATATGGATTTGCAAGTAAGAATGATCCTACAGTTTTAAGAATTCCAATTAAAGATGAAAATGCAATAAATAATTTTCCAATAATAAAAAGAACTGGTCCGATTGCAGCTAAAATTAACCCCCATTTTACAATATTATCTTTTTGAGATTCTGAAAGACCATCAAATTTCTCAGCTAATCCAACAATCCAATCTGTAAATTGTTTCACAAATGGAATTAACCTCTCTCCAATTTGCTCTGAAAGGTCTGACAATTGATTAGTTAATTGAGTAATAGGCCCCATTCCAGCAAGAGCGGCAGCTTCAGCACTTCCACCATATTGTTTCTCTAGTTCTGCTAATATTAAAGTTTGCGCTCCAGCTAAATCATTTGTTGCAACCATAGCTTTAACAGTTGCTTTTTGTTCTTCTGAAAATTGGATTCCCGCTCTACTTAATGCAGAAAGATTAGCAACCGGATCATTTAATGCCTTACCAAGCATAATTGAAGCACCTTTTAAATCTCCATCAAGTCTTGTTGCTAAGTCTAAAGCTACCTCTTGAGTCTTTTTAAATTGTTCCCCTGTTATGTTTGTAAATGTTAAAAGTTGAGCAGTAGCTCCCTTTAGTATCTCTTCATCTCCAAAAAGTGTTGTTTTTTGCAAATCAGCCGCCATTTTTTGAAGTTTTTCAGAAGTAAAACCAACAGTGTTTCCAGTAGATTTTAATCCAGCTTCAACTTGTGCAATTGCTTTTTCTTGTTCATCAAAAGCTTTTATTGAAGCAACACCTAAACCAACAATAGGAAGAGTTAAACTTGTTGTTAAATTTTTACCAGTTTTTTCAACTGACTTTCCGAACTTTTTAAGTTTCTTTTGAGCCTTATTCATGGCTTTTTCAAACCCACCTAAATCAGCACCAAATTTGAAATTTAAAAAACCAATTGCTTTACTTGCCATTTTTTACTTTATTTTTATATAGTTCTGCTTTCATTTTTAATTCTTCAAAATCTATTTTATTATCAGTTTCCCATTCAAACTTAATTAAGTCCTTTGGCTTGATGCTTTTGTTTTTTGGAAGTTGTATGTTCAACAGTAAACAAGTGCTCCATCTAGTCCTCTCCCAATCACTTCTTTGCCTCATATTCTCCAACTCATGAAACCCCTCAACTTTATTCCAAAACTCCCTTGGCAACATATCATAAAAATCATCCACCTTCATTCCCAACTGCCCAAATGCTATTCTCTCAAGTTTTGGCCAAGTTAGCTCTTCTTCTTTGCTCTCTTGGCCTTTATCTTTTTTTCATCAGTTCCTCCCATTGCTCTTCCTAATATCTCAAAAGCTTTTTCCATACAATCCATGTTTCCGTCAAACATATCTGTTATGTCATCTAATGAGTAATGAAATGGTTTTTTTGCCGACCTGTAACCATCTTCAATTCCACAATAGATTAAACTAAAAGCATCATTAAAAGTTAATTCTCCTGAGCCTAATTTGTTTAAGTCTTTCATTGTTGATCCGGTCATTAAACTATACTTTCGCAAAGCGTTAAAACCAAATCTAACTTCCATTTTGTGTTCTCCAATCTCTAATATTTCGTATTTCATTTCTAAGTGTTTTATCTTTTCTGAATTAAAAGAAACCTACCCACGCACTCAGAAAAGAAAACGCATGGGCAGGATCTAAAATTTTTCCTTATTAAGGAGTTATTGTTTGAACTAAAGGCCCAGATCCTTGAAAAGAAACTGAGAAAGTTGAAGTGTCCTCTAGTGGTGCTGTCAAACTGCATGAAGTTAGCCAAGCATCTCCAACATATTTCGTATCATTAGAAGCTCCTCCATTTGCTCCAAAAGTCAATTCAAAACTAGTTCTAGTTGTAAGGTATGCAGTGAAAATATCACTTAAAGTTTTGTTTGTAATTGCACTTCCTGCAGGATCTACCCACGCATAAAGAGCATCGCAAGAAACATCCCAGTTTCTTAATCCCTCCATATTATCTTCCCAACCTCCAGATTCTTTTGAAGTAGTTGATCTTGTTGAATGGTTTGCGTTTAAAGTTGCATTTGTGGAGTAAGCTACCAACACACCCGCCACATAAACACCTAATTCCGTTCCATTTAATTGTCCCTCGTTTGCCATAATTTTATTTTTTTTATTTTTTTATAATTATAATTTTTGCTCCTTATCTGAAGCTTTCTTTGTTTTCTTTTCTTTTATTTTTTCTTTTTTATCATAGTCATTTTCCTGTAACCATGCATAAAATTTTTCAGTTACATCCATAACTTGACCAGCAACCAAAGTTTTATCTTCATTTACTTTGTAGCTTCTTTTTAATTTGAATTTCATTTTTTTTTATTCATTTAAGTTAATCCATCCATTTTCTGGATTGTTGATTGTTTCAATTATTTCATTATGAGAATAAATCTTTTCCCCATCTAAAAAAGAAGGAATTTCTCCAATGAATTTTATTATCGTTTGACTTCCATCCAAACTATATCTTAAAGTTGAAGCAGATGTTTCAATAACTAATTTAAAATCTACCGCCTCAATCATTTCTTTATTTATTATAACATACTTTTTTTCCATATTTTTATTCTGGAACATCAGCTTGAAAATCTGTTGATGTCATATTAATCATTGTTCCGTTATTGTTTCCAGTTTCATCAACAATTGTTGGATAAGTTGCTATTGGATTTCCTACTATTCCACCATCTCCCATTTTCCAATAACCCTTCATATTGTCTAAAGGTTGAGGATTAAATGGCAATCCATCATTGTATAAATTTGATATTTCTGTTCCAGATAATTCTTTATTAAACAAAGTTACTTCATCAATATTTCCTTTCCAAAAAGCACTTCCAACGCTATTACTTCCAATTGAAGCAGTTGTAAAACTTCCTGTAATTGCTGTTAAACCAGTTTCAGTTCCGACTTCTGTTCCATCCAAATATAGTTTTAAATTGTCTGTTACAGAATCCCAAGTTCCAGCTAAATGATGCCAATTTCCATCGTTCTCAATTGTTGTTGAATAATTTGTTGTAGTGTTATTTCCTCCTCCTTTGTATTGAACTCTCAATTCATTAGTAGAAGCAACATAAATTAAAGCAATATTACTATTTGAATCTACTCTAACTTGAAAAACATTCCCAGAGGTTGTTATAGTATCTAATTTTACCCAAGCTGAAATTGATCCTTTTGTTTTAACTGAACTCATTCCAGAAACACCCAAAGAAACATAATCATCAACACCATCAAAATTAGTTGAATAAATATTATTAAATGAATTTATTATTCTAATATTAAAATTTAAAGATTTCCTATAAATTCCATCCGATCCACTCATGTCATCAAAAACATCATCATAACCATCAAAATCAATTGCCTGGATGTTTACAGCGTTATAAACTCCATTAACTCGATCCAAAGCTGTTCTTATATAGTTTGCAAGTTTTGAAGCTTCTGAGTATGTCTTACAATAAGCAGAAACCATTATTGATGCATTATCTAATAAAGCAACAGAATCCTTTTGGCCTTCTGGAGTGTCAGAACTTACATCATAAACAATAAAAGGAAAAGGAGATGTTTGCTTCATTACATTAGGAGCAATCCTTGTGCCTACCATTGACTCAACAGCTATGTTGTCATGTAATATCTTATATATTGCTTTTCCTATATCCATTTTAATATCCTAATGCTCCATATTTTTTCATTCTTCTAACATCTGCAGCAACTGCTTTAATAAAAACTTTCTCAGCTGCAGAAAAACCATTCTGTAAAACAACTCCACTTGTTTGACTAAAAGCTCTTGCCATCCAAGGATTAGGTTTTGACATAGATCCATCTCTGTTTTTATGACCATACTCAACCCAAGCCCCAAAAAAACCCCCCTTATTTTTTTGGAATTTTCCTTTAACTCTTGGCCCTATATATGCTCCATGAACATCAGGATCTTTTGAAGCTCTTGTTCTATAAAACTTAACTGACTTTTTTAATGTTCCTCTAGCAATAGTTAAGGTTTTTGCTCCTTCCTTTTTTTCTCCTTTGGTCCGATTCATAGCAACTCCAACTCTTCCAGTTGATCCAGGATTTAACAATGGAGCTTCCTTTACTGCAGCTGTCAACATTGGCGTTGTAACCTTTTTCCAAAATCTTCCCCAAACTGCAACTTTATTAACTCTTTTTGGAAGTTCATTAAACATCTGCATAATCTCTCTAATTCCTTCTGCTTCTACAGATACGCTCATTATTGATTGTCTTTTATTCTAGTTTCTATTTCAAAAAATTGTTCTCTTCCTTCTATCTCTTTAATCCCATGAATAACATAAGTTTTATTGTCATATTCAATTCTGTAAGTTCCTAAAAAAGTAATTCCTAAATTACGAACATAAAAAACCAAATCAGTTTTCTGAACTTGTTCCTGAGATTCTTCTTTTCTGTTGCTTGTTTTCCAATCTGCTTTTGCCCAAAGTGTATATTTTAAAACAAATGTTTTTGTTTCTTCCCCATATTTATTTGTTAAATAAACTGGTTCTAAAATTTTTATTCTTCTGTCAAGTTGTCCTATACTTAACATACTTGAATTTTATATTGTTCCAATAAATATTGACTTGACAAAGGAAGTTCTGTTGCTGTTCTCCCTGTTATTACTGTTTGCCTGTTTTCATACCAATTTCCGATTGTAATTAATACAGCCTGTTTTATTCCTTCAGGAACATCACTTGATAACTCTCCATATCCAACAGAATATTTTACTTCAACAGCGTTAATTCTGTCTGCTAAATTTGGCAAAGTTCCATCAACAGAAATTCCAATTCTTGCAGGTTGTGAAATATTATCTAAAATATAATTTGAAGAAGCTAAAGTTTGTAAAGTGTCATTTGTATCATAATATTTAACATGAGTTATTGCTATAACTGGGCTTTTATACAACCTGTAAAATTCAAACCAATTATCACTGTATTGTGTTACAGTAGTATCTAAAAAATATCTATTTGTAAAAATTTGACAAGATTGAGTTGCTGCTTTAATCAAACTGTCAATTAAAGTATCATCTGCAGTTGTATCAACTTTTAAAAAGTCTTTCGCTTCCGATGTTGTAAACAATGGATTAACTGCTAAAGTATCTTCTTTTAAACTTCTAAACATTTTTATTTTGTTTTAAAAAAAAGGGACTGGCTCAATTACCAGCCCCTTTTCAATTATTATAAATTACTACTATAGAACAGTTGTATATTTAACAAATGAAGCACCAGAAGCAACACCCCAATCCATGTAATTGTTCATTATTAACCTAACCTCACCATTTATAGCTCTAGAATAAGGATCTACCGTTATGTTAGAAGGTCCAAATGTTGCTAGATATACACGACTGAAATCACCAAATAAACCATCAGCAGAAGTAATTGGAGGTCCACCAGCAGTTGCAGGAGCATTTGAAAAGAATCCAGGATAACCAGCCAATCTGTCATCAGAATATAAAGGAGAAACTCCTGTTACTTGAGTTGCAGACTTTACATTAGAATAAAGAGCCCATTGATTAACAAAAGCAAGAGCACCATCTAAACCATGATTGTCAGCTATTGTTTGGATAGCTTCTAACATATCAGAAGAAGCACCAGCAGCACCACCAGCAGCAGATTCAGCAAAAGTTAAAACTCCAGCAGTTCCAGCAATAGAGCCAGGAGCTCCCCCACCTAAATCAGCAGAAGCAAACATTGCAGCGTCAATTTGTGTTCCCATGTTTCTTCCCATATCTCTCATTACAGATGCTTCAGCAGCAGGTCCATTTTGAGCTAAGATAACATTTGAAAGGTTAGCATAACCAGTGATTCTTTTTGGAGTTAATGTTACTTTGTCAAAATCTTGACCTCCATCAGCAGCAGCAGCAACTTCAGTTCCCCATGCAACAGTTGATCCTCCAGCTATAGGAAGAACAGTATCAGCAGCAACAGTTCCTAAATTGTTAATTCCGATTCTGTTATAAAGTGCAGAAGCTTGTAAGCTGTCAATATAAGCACCTATTGAAGTTGGAGCAATTGCAGAGTTAGTTTGGTCAATAGCTCTTTCCTCTTTTAACATTGTTGGAATACCTATTCCCTGAAGTCCTTTTCTAGCTTCTCCTTCAGCTTCTTGATGCATTTCTGCTTCAATTCCACTTAAAGAACCACCATTTCTTACTTCATTAATTGCTTTAAATAAACTCCATCCTCTTGTTTCTTTTTCAGTGTTTATTGTTTGAACTGGAGATCCAGCTAACTTCACATTGTTTCTGATTTCAGTTTCCACTTTCTCAGCTCTTTCAATCTTTACAGAATACTCATCTGCATTTTTAAGAAGTGTATCCATGTCATTATTCTCATCAGAAGTTAAATCTCTTTCCTCTGCAGTTGCAGTTTCTTTGATTACTTCTAATTTTGAAATAATATCATTTCTCAATTCTTTCAATTCAATACTTGATTTCATTTTAAAATTTTTATATTATTATTATTATTTTTTTCGTTTTATTAATTCTATCTTTAATTGCGCCAACGAACGCGCAACTAAATCTGTTTCCTCTTCTTTTATTTCTTTATTCTCTTTATACATTGCCAAAGCTCTCTGAGCAACTACCAAATCAGATTCAGCTTGACTATAAGCAGGATAAGTTACAGGACTAACATCATAAAGTTTCTCAATTGAAGTTATTGTTCTAATATCATTTCCATCTTCATCAGTGCTCCATTCATCAGCTCCAACAGTAAAAGCAAATGAACTCTGATTAATGTTTCCGTTCTTCATATTAATAGCTAAATCTTTTCCATAAGATGTTTCAGGAATAGAAAATTCATATCTCAAACCTTTCTCATCAACTGACAAACTTAAGTTCCCAGCAGTAGAACGAGCTAAAACCAAATTCGGATCATGATTAATTAAAGCTCTAACATCAGATTTGTCAATAGTTTCTTGAGAAATAGCATCTGGAGAAATGTATTCATAAAATCCTCCTAAGTTTTCACTTCTAGAATTCCAGATTGATCCATATCCAACAACCACCTCTTGACCATCCTCTCTAGTTTCAAATCTATTTTCAATATTAAAAATTCTTTTTTCCATAATTGTATTGTTATATTTTTTGTCCCAAATGTTAAGCTTCTTCATCTGTTCCAATTTTGTTTATTGTTGTCATATTTAATGGAAGATAATTATTATCTCCATCTTCTATTCTGTTTAAATCTTCTTTTTGTCTTACTTCATTAACACTCATCCAACCATTTGTGATTGCTGTTTTGTAGTAGTCGGCTCTATCTTTTACGTTTCCTCTAAGTAATCCATTTACATTAAATTTAATATATTCTCTACCAATTACATTTTTTCTGAAAAGTTTCAAACTCATTTCCAATTCTATCTTTGTAATATAAGGCATTAAAGAATAAGAAACAAATTCCTGAGATTGCATTTCTATATTATTAAAACTTGATTTTGATAAGTCCCTTAATAAGTGAGGAGGGATTCCAAAAATACGGGCCACCTCTTCCACTGAAAATTGTCTTGATGCTAAAAACTGAGCTTGGTCTGGAGTTACTGATATACTTTTATATTTTAATCCTTCCTCTAACACCGCCGTTTGGTTACTACCGCTTAAAGTTCCATAATTACTGTTAAATGAATTCCTCAGTCTATCAATGGCTTGTTCCGAAAGTGCTCGGTCAGATTCTAATATTCCGGATAATTTGCCTCCGTTTTTGAAAAATGTGCTGGAATAGGTTTGCACATCCATACCCCAACCAATTGCGTTTTTACATTGTTCGATTGGAGATAGTCCCTTAATTCCATCTGGTCCTGTTATCATTTTAAAATGAAGTATGTTTTCAGAGTCATGAGTTTCTCCAGTTTTCTCATCACTATAATAAAGTTTGTTTTCTAAAGTGTAAATTTCAACATCTCCATAATTTAATGGCAGTAATTCTATAACTCTTCCAGCTCCATTTCTTACAATTTTAACATAAGAGTTCCCATCCGAAAGCATATCCATAATTATCTTTTCATAAAAAGTAATTTTGTTTTGATATGAATTTGGTTGGTATTTTACAAGAAACGCAAGATCTGTTGTAATTTCTGTATTATCCCCATTGTTTTCTTTTCTAAAAACTCCAACAGGTAAAGTTGAAATACTTTCAGAAAGTATTCTCATAGCAGCCCAAACAGCAGAAAAAGTTAAAGCTGATTCAGCAGAAACTTGTTGAGCAGGTCCAAATGGCAAAGAGTAATTTATGCTCCTTTCTTCCTTTTTAGGAGTTTTAGAAAATATGTTTTGAATTGAATTGAGTATTCCCACTAAATAATTTTTTGCAATTATACGATATGATTCCTTATTTTTTGTGTAGCATTGTTTCCTTTACTTTTCTATCTCTACAAACTCTGAAAGAATTATAATCAGAATATTTTCTTTTTCCAAAGATTTCAATGTGTTCCTTTTCTAATGATTCATAAGCAGATTTTAAAGTTTTATGTTCTTTTACTTTCTCCCAGAATTCTCTCACGAATCCAGTTGCCGAATATATTCTTATCATATTATAAAATTAAAAGTCCTCTTCCATCATAAACAGAATTTATATTTCCCTCAGTCATGTAACTTCCAAGAGCTTGAATTAAAGCAACAACCCCATCAATTTTCTCAGTTGATTTTGCCTTGTTTGGTTTTATGTTTCCAGCAGGATCTTCCTGAAGTGCTATGTTTGAAAGCATCCAACTCATAACAGGATTTCCATCATGAATTATTTGTTGTCCTAAAATAAGTTTTTCAAGTTCTTTTGTTGGAGCGCTCATTGATTGAAACCCTTGACCAAATGGCTCCATTGGAACATTCTCATTTGTTAAGTCAATTACTAATTGAGAAGCGTTCCATCTATCATAACAAATTGATTGTATTCTAAATTGCATACCTAACTGCATTATTTTTTCCTTTATGAAATTATAATCTGCAACATCTCCACTTGTTGCAATAACATGATTTTGTTTTATCCATGTAACATAATCAACTTTGTCCCGATCACTTCTTTTCTTTGCGTTATCTTCTGGAATGAAAAAATAAGGAACTACTAAAAATTTATCATCTTCTTTAAATATTAAAACTAAAGCAGAAATATCCCGAGTTGATGCAAGATCTAAACCTCCCCAACATTCCTTATCTTTCAATCTTTCCAAATCAATTTCCCCTTGGCAAAGTTCCCATTCTTTATTTCCAATCCATGCAGTTTGTGAGTCGGTCCACTGGTCCAACATTAATCTTCTAAATGTATTTTGATAAGATGGAACATCCATTGCTCTTTTAGATTCTCTTTCCATGTATTCTTTTCTCAAGCTAACTCCATAATTTGGATTTGCTTTTATCCAAGTTGATTCCAGAGTTATGTCATCTTCAGGATCAGCTTCATAAATTGCAGAATAAAAAGTTTCATCTTCAATTATTCCATCCTGAACTTTCTTTGCATAATCATATACTTCATAGCAAATAGAATTTCTATCATATCCCGCTGTTGTTATTGCAATACATAATGGCTCTCTTCTACTTCCTGTTGAAGTTACTAAGGTGTCCCAGAGCGAACGATTTTCCTGAGTGTGTAATTCATCAAAAATTATGCAGTTAGCATTAAATCCATGTTTCGTTTTTGAGTCTGAACTTATAGCTTGATAAAAGTTTCCTTTACTTTCGTTTGTTATTGAGTTTCTAAAAACTTTAGAACGACCTGTTAATTCTGTATTATTTAAAATCATTTGTTTTGCTATTTCAAAAACAATTCCCGCTTGAGCTCTATCCCCAGCAGCTGAGTAAATTTCTGATCCTCTTTCACTATCTGCAAATAACATGTAAAGTCCTATTGCCGCGCAAAGAGTAGACTTCCCATTTTTTCTGGGCACCATAATAAAAGCAGTTCTATACTTACGATTCCCATCTTCATTTTTCCAACCGAACAAATCTCCAATTATTTTCTTTTGCCATTCTTCCATCAACAATGGCTCTTGATGAAGTTCCCCTTTTGTATGCGAGCAAAAATTTTCAATAAATCCAATTGCTTTTGCAGCAGCCTTTTTGTCAAAATAAAAGTTATTCAAAGTAATTATTTATTTGTGTGTTATTACTTGTAACAGGTGCAGCAATTGAAGCCCTTGCAACTGGCGTAAGTCCGAACTGGGCAGCCAATTTAAGACTATTATTTAAAGCGTCATTTTTAATTTTCAATAAAGGAGAAGCTTGCCTCCTTAAAACAATTCCCTCTGAACTTTCAAATTCATCAATTCTATTTATTGTTCTGAGTTTCATTTCACATTCTAAGTAAAGAGAAATTTCATTTGAGTAAGCTTCAACCAATTTTAAATCTACTGAATAAAGCATTCCCAAGTTAAAGAGTTGAGTTGTTACTTTTTTAAATTCACTTTTCCCAATTTCAGAAAGCCATTCCGGAACAATCGGCAATGCAGAAACTTGATCGACAACCATTTCATTTTCTATAGTTCTACTTTTCTCAACTGTTCCTTGCATCTCTTTAATCTTAGTTGGTGTTTTCTTTCTACCCTTTCCCATTAACTATGTTTATCTGTTGGAGCTTGAAATGAAGTTCCAAAACCCTTGTATTTTGTTAAGTCTTTCATGTAGTTTCCACATTTGCATTTTGATTCTTTGGCTCGAATTTCTCCATCTAAAAAAACTAAAGTTTGTTTCATAATTATTTTTTCAAGTTTACATTTTTCACATCTAAATTTTGCCATTTTGTTTGGTTTTAGTTTGAACTTAAACTGAGACAACCCTATAACTCCAATTTTACGTGTAAAAACAGTTAAG